AAAACAATACGAACTATAATAGCATCACCGCAGGTCTTGCTTATCAGCGAGGTAATGCACAAAAAGTTCAATCAGATCAGTTACAATATACAGTTGACTCGATCAATTACTTACGTGATCAAATCAATGCTACGGCAGGATTGTCAGAAGAAAGTCAAACTTTCATTACTGCACGTGCAAAAGAAATCACAGACCTCCTTGAAGAAACAGGTACCTATGGTGCAGAAGACGGAGATCCAATATTCTTTGATGGGTCAGGTCAAGAAGATGCTGATAAGAGAAATGCTGCAAACGCACTCATCGTTAATCGAAGAAAGATGCAGCGTCAGATCATCACGTGGATTCAACAGAATTACGATTCGTTAGAATATAACCAAGACAAGTGTGAAAGAGACGTTGGTTATATCGTAGATGCTTTGACTCATGATATTCTTTTCGGTGGCACCTTTGCTTCTGACACCAACGCACGTTCTTACTGGGTAGGGACGGACCTTGATATAGAAGGTGGTACTACTTACGAAGATCTAGATGGACAAGCGGATAACTGGACTAATCAGTTAGGTGACGGAGAAATCGTTGCTTCAGTTGCCGCATACGAACAACTCAAAGTCTTTGCAAACTCATATATCTCGACGAGTGCAGAAGAAACTCGTGTAAACCAATTGCTTGATATTATCATCAATGCGATTCAGATCACTCCTCCTGCATCTCCTTCAGTTGATGAGTTAGTTACTGTTACACTTCCTGCTATATCAGGACAGGCAGCATTGTTCCATACGAACAAAACGACTCTGCAACAACAAACAGTTTTCTATGCAAATTCTGTATTCCCAACCTACTCCTATGATCAAGCAACTTGTCGAAGAGACGTTGGTTATATTGTAGACGGTTTGGTTTACGATCTTAAGTATGGTGGTAACAGTGCTACTTCATATTCTATGCGTTCATACTTCTCTGTGTTCAACAAAGGGTATGCAGACATCTTAGGAGATAGCGAACTTGCTGCAACCGTAGCAGCATATGAGCAACTTAAAATTATTATCGGAACTCAAGGAGTTTCTGGTGTACACTTAACTCGTGTAGGAAATCTGTTAGACCTGATTATTCATGCGTTAGAACAATCTTCGACTGGTATTTTCCAAATTGGTGATTTCTTTGGTCCTAATGGTGAACTTTATCAGTATAACTATCCTTTCGATCTAGCAGTTGGGTTTAATACTTTAACATTCCCAGATCCTATCGCTTTGGGTATTAAGATTACATACCCAGACATTTATGAAGCGTTTACAGAGTTTAATAAAGACCCAGTTGTTACGTCTGTAAGACAAACAATTATTACACAGTCTTTGGCAGTTTCTGATAACCAAGGGGCAGACACTACGATCTTCTTGAAGTCTGGTGACTACACCGTCAACAATCCAATCAAACTTCCTCCGAAGACTGCTATCATCGGAGACGCATTACGATCAACGACTATTCGTCCTCGTAACGTAGATAGCGATATCTTCTGGGTTGATAACGGTTGTTACGTTAAAGAGATTACATTCCGTGATCATCAGAACGGTGCAGCGTGTGTCGCGTTCGATCCACGCAACGATAATATTACAGGTCCGTTTATCACACAATCGCCTTATGTTCAGAACTGTACTTCGTTGACTACATCAGGTATCGGTATGAAGATCGATGGATCTAAAGTGTCTGGTCTTCGCTCAATGGTTCTTGACGCATTCACTCAGTTCAACGCAGACGGTATTGGAGTTCTGCTGAAAGAACGTGCATATGCACAGTTGGTATCGTGCTTCACGATTTCCACGTCAACTTCGATCAAAGCAGAGTCGGGTGCCCAGTGCTCGATCACAAACTCGAACTCATCGTTTGGAGACTTTGGTCTCGTTGCAACGGGTGGATCTAAGTCTATCTACAATGGTTCGTTGCATGCAGATTACAACTTGAACGATGATATCATTCGAGTTAACGGCATTCTTAATACAGACTCAGCAAACTACTCATTGAACCTTGGAGATTTTAAAACTCCGAACTATAACGATGCAATTAAATTTTCTACTGATTCGTATTACTATACGATTCTAAATGTTTCAGACGAGATTTTGCAGAACTGGTCTGTGTCAGGAAATGAAGATCAAATTAAAATCGCTTCTAACGATCCAGCGGATTTTGGTACAGGGTTTGGTGTGCGCATGTCTAAGAACGATCAAGTTCTTGCCTTTGCAAACATCGAAGAACGTAATGTAGAAATACTAAATCGTGATGTTTTGGCATGGACTAACACATCAACGATTGTTCCTACTAACCCGGTAAACAATGCTGCGGATTCTGATGCATTCGGACAACAGATTGTAATGAGCGAAGATGGGACTACAATTGTAGTTGCTGCTCCTGCTAACCGTCACGTTGTTGGCGGTGTAGGTCTAACTCAATACGGTGGTGCATATGTTTATCATCAAGATAGCGTTGACACTTCATTGTGGAATCAGGTTCAATTTATTCAAGATTCTGTTTCTTCTTCACCAAATCCGAATACAAATAGAAGGTTAGGCGATAGAATGTCATTGTCTGCTGATGGTAACACATTGTTGCTTTCTAATAGAGCAGACTCAGATGCTGGATTCATTTCTGGTTCGGTGCAGATTTGGGGAAGAGATTCTGCTAACGATGTTAATGGTTACCAATTCAAACAGAAACTTTTGTTCCCGAAAGGCACTGCAGCACTTGCTCCTCGAACCACAATCAATGAGGATGGTATAGCAGTTCTTGTTTCGTGGAGAGGAAATACTCATTACTATTATACTAAGAATCAGTTCGGAAACTATAGTATCTCACAAAACGTTACGTCTCAGTTAGCACAAAATGACGAAGCAGATTTTGAAATAGTGATGAACAAGACTAACGGTTATGCTGCCTTCACTTCTTCACAGACTGCTCTAACTGCGATAGATTCTGCTCCTTCTCAAGCAACGGGAAGCGTTTTCCTTCAGGTTAATGATGCAAGTAAGTTTGAGATTGGACAAAGGGTCTATGCCTCTTCTGCTACAACCATTGAGTATACTAGCAAAGACACGCGAATCCCTGATAATACGACGATTGTTGATATTGTAGGTAATACGTTAGAGTTATCCAATCCAACAACTGGGACCATTGACGGTAACTTTGATTACATCTTTGGTTATCATCCTAATTCAGGCGGTGTAGAACTTTATCGGTTTAATGAAGGTTCTTGGAGTCTGCAGGAATTAGTATACCCAAGGGATGCTCGAACAGACCAAGGGTTTGGTACTACTATTGATATGAACACTAAAGGTGACTTGGTTATTGTCGGACAGAATCCTAGAAACGATTTAAATGATTCGTGTGCGGTATATATGGTAGAACGTGCAGGAACAAACTGGTCTGAAGTCGCTATGATCAAACCACAAACAGTTCAAAAAGTGGGTGACGGTAATGGTAGCACTGCGGATGATCGTTTCGGTAGATATGCTACTATTGGTGGAACAGGTGATTACATTGCAGTAAGTGCAGATAAGAGAACCGTTGAAGGAGATAATGGTGCAGTATTCACTTATTCTTCTATTCTCCCAGAGACAGGTTCTTATGAATTGACGATTGCACCACCACTAAATAAAAACGCAGGTGCTGAACAGAAAGTAGATTTCCATCAGAGATCATTGATTAGTGCTTCTTCACACACGTTTGAATTCGTAGGTTCGGGTACAAACATGTTTGCTGCTATTCCTCAGAACGGCGGTATACCGAAGAAAGAAAACGAAATTGTATTTGACTCTGCTGAATCATTAACGCCTAACTTTGGTTTGGTATACTTCACTGCTACGGACGAACTTGGTGACTTCCGTATTGGTGGAGACTTGACCATTAACCGTGAGTCAGGAACGATTACAGGAACAACGTTTGACAGATCGTTGTTCGCGGTGTTAACACCATATATTCTAGCATTAGAGGGATAAAATGGCAACTCCATTAAATCAATTTAAAACAAAAACATTTATTATCCAAGATAAAGATCCTACGGATGCTCTTAAAGCACGTGGTACAGACGTTGTGTATACAGTTCCTGCTGGAGTTTCGGCAATTATTCTGATGGCACAAATTTCGAACACAGCGAACGATGCGTCTTATAACGTTAACTTTATTCATCACGATGTTGGAACAGACACGTCTACCTTTCTAGTGAAAGACTTTTCTGTTCAGGCATTCGATGCTGTTTCTCCGCTAACAGGAAAATTAGTTGTGCAAGAAGGAAACCAGATTGCGGTTTGGTGTGAACAAGCGGGTAAATTAGAATTGACGTTAAGTTACTTGGAATCATTAAATGGCTAAGAGACTCATATCACTCGCAGGGAAGGTTATTAGGAGACCTGTTGACGAACTGGACGCAGATCGTTATCAATACCTTTCCTTAGAGCAAGCAGAACCTAATCCGGGTAACCCAGACAGCGATAATAGTTTATTCTTTTCTAACGCTGATGGTACCCGTGGGTTTACTAAAAAACCCATTTTAAATGGACTTCTGTTTGAAGACGGCCAACTTCCCGAAGCGGAAGTGAATGATGACTTTGCTTTAATATTAAAGACTAATCCCTTTGATCCCGGTGATGATAGTGTTGGTTTTAGACAATTAGGTGACTTAGCGTTTAGTGATTTCACAGACCTAAACCTTCAGATTGTAACCCAAGGCGGTAACACAACTGACCAAGGTATTGTATTACAAGAGATAGGTTCTACAGGAGCAGATGTTTTTCCGGGCACAGTGTATGCTCTGAGAATTGAAGCAGAAAACTCCATGCAAGTGGATGGGTATTCACGATTTGATAACGCTGTTCAATTCGGCGCAGCCGGAAGCGTTAACCTCGACGGTAATACTTTTGGTTCTGGATTCACAGGATTAAATTCTATTCGTTTGGTTGTTCTTGGTGACGCAGATAGTGTAGGTTCACGTCTATTCAACTTTACAAACTTTACTGCTCCTACCCTACAACAAGTAGTAGAGCAATCTATTGCTGCAGGAGATCAAGGTTCGTCGGGTCGTTTTGGTGCTACCACAGATAAAGGTATCCGCGCAACGTTTTTACAGTTCGGACAACTTCCAAAAGACAGAGGAGTCAGTAAAACTTCTTATCGTAAAGGTTTAGTTATAGAGAGCATCGATGACTCTATTGGTTATCGTGATCTTAGAGACCTTGCTATCTTTGATAGTACAACTGATGATATTCGAGTTAATAAAATTGATGTTGTAAATCCGACTACGGGAAATCTTCCCGGATCCGGAACTGTTCCTTTAGTTAAATGGAATTCAATTTCTAAAGAATACGAAGTAGTAAACATTGAAGTTACAAACCTCGATGATACTTTCGAAACATTACATTCAGTTTCCGGAAGACAAGAGGTAGGATACGATACAGGGGAAACAGGAAACCGTGTTATATTCAGCAACACAGTTAAACTAAGAGGAACTGTAAACGATCAACCTCTGCAAACTCGCAACGGCACCAACACCGTATTGGTCGCAGAAACTTTTGGTATTGGAGACAGTGCAATTGTTGGTGTAAGACTTGCTGAAGATATTGCTTTCAATAGTTCACTAGTAACCCTTGACTTTGTATTAGGTAATGATGGCACGTCTAACCAAGAAATGGAACTTACGGGGAACTTTATATTAGGTAACCGTGGAGACCTTGGAGCAGTCAACGAACCAAGAGTTTTAGCAATCGGTGGCGGTGACTCTGTAGGGTTTGTTAATCTTAACACTATTGCGTTCACAGGAACAGAACTAGACACTTTACAGTCAGTAACAGATCAAGCGGATCCATCATCATCCTCTGGTTTTGGTGATAGCACGGATCACTCAATCACTGTAGGTGGATTGGTTATTAACAATGCTGCAGGTATCGGTTTCTTAATAGACTCTGCTGTCATTGAAACGGGTACTAATACTTTCAATCGTTTCTTAGTATACGATGATACCCTTGGTAAAGTAATTCTTCGTGAATTAAACAATAATCTCCTTGACGGTGAAGATGATACTTTACAATCTGTCACCGAAAGAGGGAACGAAACTGATCGAAGGATGATTGCAAACGGCATCCTAGTTGAATCTGCAACCTCAACCGTTCTTCGTGTTACCGACTCTGCAACTATTCAGGGTCCGCTTTCTGTTACCAATCTTAACACTAATGATGCGATAGTCTTTACAGGACCCGGTGGAGAGTTAGAGGTTGACGCAAATCTAACGTTTGATGGAACTACTCTTCAAACGTTAGTTAATTTCGATGTTGGTGGAACCACTACTTTAGACTCTACGACTATAGATGGCGATCTTACTGTTACAGATATTTTAGAAGCAGGCGAAACAACTGTTGCTGGAATCACGGTTTCAGATATCACGGCAGGAAGAATTCCTTACGCAACTACTGGCGGCAAGTTAACCTTTAACGACAATTTACAATGGGATAATGGAAACACCAAACTGCTTGTTCAGAATGTTCAAGTTAATCAAGGTCTCGACGTTCTTGGTAATTTTGATGTAGACGGTACCACAACTTTAGACTCTACTAATATCGACGGTGGACTTAATCTCACTAACTTACAAGGCGATCCTACTGCTCTCGACGTTCTTATCATTGATGCTGAGAACGAAGTTCAAAGAAGGTCTATAGAATCAACTGCATTTACCGGAGAGACTTTAGAAACTGTAACAGATCCTACGAGACCCGCTGGATTTAATACGACAACTACCCCGTTGTATTTGAACGGTGGTATATCTACCATTGCGGATCCTGTAACAACCGCTGCAACTTATAACTTGCTGGTGTTACAAACTCCTGCAGGAGATAGTGTCGAATATCTAACAGTTAATGCTAACATCTTAGACGGAACTGCTCTAGGATTAGACGATGTTCTTGCCAACAATAATCAATCAGGTAGGGATATTATTCTAACAGGGACAGGTGGTCTTAATATCGCTGGTGCTTCTACTTTAGATTCAGTCACAGTTAACGAACTTGTTGTTCTTGGTGACATGAGAGTCGAGGGTACTCAAACTATTATCAATAGCACCGTCCTCTCTGTTAACGATGTTAATATCACTTTGGCAGATAGCGCACTCGTTAAGTCAGACGCTGACGGTGGTGGTATTACAGTTAATCTTGGTGCAGACGGATCTGCTACACTTCTTTATGGATCTGTCAACGATGACTTCACGTTCAATAAAGATCTTGTAGTTCCTAGTTTACAAGTAGGCGGTGATCTTAATGTAGACGGTGTTACAACTTTAGATTCTACTGCTATTGTTGGTGGACTCAACCTTTCAAGTCTCGTGGGGGTCGAAGACGATACGGTATTAACCATCGATCCTTCAGGAGAAGTACAAGCAAGAGATGTTCCTGCTTATATTTTCACTGGACCTACGTTACAAGACGTTACAGAAAACGGTAGAACGACTACTATCCCAGTTTACTTTAATGGTGGTGCGTCGTTTAACATTTCAAGGAATCTGAGCGGATCAAATGACAATATAGAGATTATGTCTCTCACTGCTAATGACAGTGCGCAATACTATACGCTTGGTGATCTGTTAGACATTGTTAATCTTCAGTATGTCACAGATCATAATGCTACGACTTCACGTAAGGTCACGATTCAGGGCGGGTTGGTTCTTGAAAACCTCACAAATAGAAACAACAATCTTACGGTAGCAGGACTCGAAGATGATAGTGTAGTTTCTACCGTTCTTGAAACTACTGCTTTCGAACCTCTTGCTAACTTTACGATTGATGCTGCAGTCGTTCGCGGATCTAACGCGATGGCACAAAGACTTTCTGCTTCTAGCAGTATAGATCTTGATGGTGGGTTTACTGCTGCATTAACTAATCCCGGAACTCCTACAGGTCAGTTCGATGTTATTCGTCTCGCTGATGCAGGCGGCACCGACAGTGCGTTTAGAGTTACTCTTAACTCTGGTGCTACACAACCACTGGAAGAGTTTACGTGGGCATTCACTCTTGAGCAGGGAGATTCATCAGGCGGGTATGAGGTTCACGTAAACGATGGACTATGGATTGATAGGACTCAGATTACCAACCAATCTCCATGGTCTACCAGTTTACAAGTACCTGTTTTCCACCCAGATCCTTCTACGGCTGCCGTAGGAGATAGTGATAGGATTGGACGCAGAACGCTAGGCACGGTTGCGAACAGAGACGATAATGAAATCACATTATCTTATGTCACAAGTCACGGACAAACTGCGTTAAGCAACGGAACAGAAAATTGGTCACAAACTACTGATAATGTTATTATCGGTAAATTGAAGATGCAGGCGGATAACTGGACGGGTGTTAGTAAATACACCGGGACCCAGAACGCTCTCTTCTACAACGTAGCACATGACAGCGTTGGTTATCGCGCACTCGGTGATCTTGCCTTTGAGAATGGGCAAACACTTTACCAAGTTACTAACTTTCCTGATGGTGCTACTTTCTCTGGTGTTGGTGATAGCACAGACCAATGGTTGAAGATGAAAGGCATTACGATTACGAATGCCAACCAGATCTATATCAAGAGAGGAAACTTCCCATTATTATCAACAGACGCTGCTCTTATGTGGGACAGCGACACTGATCAGGTAGGTTATCGTAAACTTAGTGATGCTGCTTTCCTTGACCCAACACTTCAGGCGGTTACTGAAGCAGGAGACTCTACAGACATTCTGAGTACGTTTGGTGGCGGTTTAGAATTACCACCCGGAGGAACGACTCTTCTTGATGGTGCTGCGATCAACACCACAGATCCACAAGCAGCAAACTTCTGGCAGATGTTGGTTATCAACACAGACACCAACCGTGTTGCTAGAGGTCAAATTGGTGTAATCAATCAGAACACGCCAACAGAGACGTTGAAGACTGTTACCAATTATGGTGCGTCATTAACAACCTCTGGTATCGACTCTACAAACGAAAATGTAGCATTCACTGGTGACTTTTATTTAACTAACCTCGCTAATGATGCTACAAAGACTCAGGTAATTGTTCAAGACGAAGCAACCGGAAAACTTTTCTATGCTGGTGTTGATGAGTTCTTACAACAATCTACTTTAGACACTGTTGCCGCTGCGGGTAACAAAACTCAACATCCTATTGCTGCGAGTGATGTTTATCTCCGTTATAACCCCGGAGGGGTATTCGCAGACACTCCCGTTGGTACAGCATTCAGTGGCGAATACAAAGCGGCACTTCTAGGGCGTCAAGGTGGAACTAGACTTCAAGTCGATAGCGCAGAAGTTTCTGGCAACATTGTCGCACTGAACAAACTCTCTGTTGGTAGCACGATCAACGCGCAAAACGGAACGATCACTGCAGAAGGTGAGATCATGTCGAGAGGATCAACTCCTCGACTTTCTTTGCGATATGATTCTGGTGGTGCTGATGAGATTGAGTATCGATTAGACGGTGGACAATCCGTTGTTCAAATGAACATTGGCGGAACCACGACTTTCCCTTGGTTCTTCAAACCTGTTTCGAAAGAATTTGGTATTTACGCATCTAACTTCTTCCCATCATATAATCCAATGATGTCGTTTAAGAGGGATGAACTATCTGGTGCACCTTCAATCACGGCAAATGAGCGACTGATAGTCGAAGACTCTGCTACGTTTAATTTTTTAACCACTCACAATGATAGGGTTAATCTAAGAGATGCTTTCTTTGATATCGACAACCTCGGTGTAACACGTTATCGATTCAGTGCTGGAGCAAACTTTGTTGAAAACGTTGCCGTAACTACTGCTGCTTCTCTTGCTGGTTTTACTGAAATTTCCGGCAACGGAGCAAACGAATCGATTGTCTCTTTAACAAGACACAGCAACAACGAATTCGGTTCATATCTTGTTCTGGCAAAAAACCGTGGAGACAGTGCGTTTGATTTGTCACCAATTCAAAACGGAGATCAACTTGGTTCAATTATTTGGAATGGTGTTGATAATACTTCTCAAAGCATTGGTGCTTCTCTTAGGGTAGTAGCAAACGATACAGTCTCTAGTGGAAACCTCCCCACTAAATTCCAGTTTAGTACTTACCCAAGCAATACCGAAAGTATTGATTTGGAAATCGATGATAATTATGTTACAACTCCTCACAGTATCAATATGGGGAATTTCTTAACTATTAATAACGAAGCGAACGGCACTTCCTCTGGTATTAATGTTAAGACTGATGTAAGTAACACGATATCACACTTCATTGCTTTTGATAGTGCTGACAACGGTAGTGGTGATTCGTTTACTAAAATGCGATTTGGCGTTAAGTCTATTGCAGACGGATTTGTTACAAACCAGTTGATACTAGACGGGCAAAACGGAGCGTCGATCACTACAGATTATTCTTCCACAGATTTTAAACTGGATAACAGAACAAATGGTGCTGCTACCGCTAGTAAACTTTTGTTCACTTCAGGTAACAGCACTAGCGCGACTCAAGAGTACGAATACGCTGAGATTCGAACTGTATTCACAGAAAGAACTGCAGGCAGTGAAACTGCCAGAATGGAACTTAGGGTTGCTGGTAACGATTTTGGTGCTGCTGGAACGAGGGTTAAGATCGATAGTGCTGGTGAGGTTTTGGTTACTGACACTGAAAAACTCAAACTCGACACTGGTGTTAAACTTCAGGATGCTAACGACAGAACTTTGGTTATATACGATTCTGCAGGTGCAGTCCTCTGGGGTAACGTATAAATACAGGTAAAAGGTATCTAAATGGCAAAACCTAATTCCAGACAAACATTGATCGATTTCTGCCTTCGTAGGTTGGGCGAACCCGTGATCGAAATTAATGTGGATGAAGATCAGATCGAAGACAAAGTCGATGATGCTATTCAGGTATATCGTGAGTATCACTCTGACGCTAAGTTTAAGACTTATCTGTCTCATAAGATAACGGCAGAAGATAAAGCAAACGGATATATTCCCATCTCAGACGATATTCTTTTTGTGTCGCAGTTGTTTCCAATCAATCCTACGTTCAGCACAGTGAACATGTTTGATGTTCGTTACCAGATGATGCTTAACAGTCTGGGCGATTTCATGAACTTTGCTGGTGGGATGGCATACTATTATCAGTTCGAACAGTATCTTGATTTCTTAGATATGCTGCTCAGTGGTACACCTAAAACCACTTTCTCTCGTAGACAAGGACGATTGTATATCTACGGTGAGTGGTATAACAAAGATCTGGACGTAGATGATTACGTGGTAGCAGAAGTCTATCAAGCAATTGATCCGGATACACACACTAGTGTATACGATGATATGTTCTTAAAAAATTATACCACCGCATTGATCAAACAACAGTGGGGCATGAACATGTCTAAATTTGAAGGTATGCAACTTCCCGGTGGTGTCACGATTAGCGGAAGACAGATGTATGAAGACGCTACGGCAGAACTCGAAAAACTAGAAGAGAAAGTAAGACTCGAACAGGAGTTACCACCAGACTTCTTCGTAGGATAACCAATGGCAACTAACAAGTATTTTTCACAAGGTGCCAGATCAGAACAACTCCTGTATGAGGATATCATTGTTGAATCCTTAAAAATGTACGGGCAGGATGTTTATTATCTTCCACGCGACTCAGTAAACGAAGACACTATATTCGGAGACGAAACGTCTGCGGTATTTGATGACGCATATAAGATTGAAATGTATATCGAGAACGTGGAAGGGTTCGATGGTGAGGGCGACTTGTTCTCTAAGTTCGGTGTAGAGATTAGAGACCAAGCAACCTTTGTTGTCGCACGTAGACGATGGAATCAACAAATTGCTCCGTATGAAGCATCAGAAGAGGTTCCGTTTTATAGACCACGTGAAGGTGATCTTATATTCCTTCCCTTGTCAGGATCTATATTTGAGATCACTAAAGTGTTCGACGAAACTCCTTTTTATCAGTTAAAAAACTTACCTGTGTTTAGACTGTCATGTGAACTGTTCGAATACAGTGGTGAGAATTTTGATACTGATATTGCTGAGATAGATAACGTAGAAATATTTGGACACAAGATTCAACTAACATTTGGATCTGTAACTTCCACAGAGTCTTTAGGGCAACCAAGCATGTTTGTAGTTGGTGAAACAGTTGAGCAACTTTCTACTAGCGGAGGGTACACGGTATACGGAGATGTGGTCGAAGTAGATGCATCTAACTCTTCTGCTATCAAAGTCAGTATAACAAACTTTAAAACAAGCGATGGAAAATTCCATTCTTTCAATAGCGTCGATTCTGTTTTAGGACAGGAAAGTAAATCGACTGCGTTACCGTTAGTAATCGAAGAAATCGATATGGAAGTAAATCAAAACGAAGAGTTTGAAACTCTTGGAGATACTATCCTTGACTTCTCTGAATCAAATCCATTTGGTGATCCATAATGTTAGGCAATTGGTTTTACAACGAAAGGATCAGAAAAGCGGTTGCCGTTTTTGGTACACTGTTTAATAACCTTTATGTAGTTCGTCATAATGCTGCAGGCGAGGTGATCAACCAAACTAAGGTACCTTTATCTTACGCACCACGTCGAGACTTCCTTGATCGAATCTTGAGTATGCAAAGTGGCGATGCACAAGAACGACAGATTGCTATTAAACTGCCACGAATGTCTTTTGAAATCATATCTATGACGTATGATGCACAAAGACAGTTGCCTAAAATCAACAAGAGAATTGTACCTTCTGCTGGAGATAACGCACAGAAAATTTATACTCCTGTGCCGTATAACATTACGTTTCAATTGAACATATATGCTCGCAGTCAAGACGATGCTCTGCAGATCGTAGAACAGATTCTTCCATATTTTACACCTTATTACACAGTTTCTGTTAAACCGCTTGAAGGATTTGACTTACAAGAAGACACCCCGATTAAACTTGACGGTGTTGTAATGCAGGACGATTATGAGGCAGCACTGGAGTCAAGAAGGACTATTATATACACCCTTGATTTCGAAATGAAATTGAATCTATATAAGACGGTTGATGGTGCTTCTTCTATCATCAAAAGCGTTGAAACCAGTCTCCTTGATTTTGATACGGGTGGACTTCTTTCGTTTTGTAAAGTTGATGCAAACGTTTTGTCTGGTGATAGTGCAGAACTTTCTGCAGAGGATGTTGGTGTTGCTACTAATACCCTTTCGTTGAAGAACACTCTAAATGAAATCGAAGGTTATAGTATTGTTACTCAACCGACTTTTGGTTCTGCTACAGTTGATGACGCTGGCAAGTGGACTTATACTCCTAACCCAGATGCATATGGAGCAGATAGCTTTGTTATTGGAGTAGACGTAGGACAAGGGGTAACAGAAAACGTTACTGTTCAGGTCAGAGGTACAACTAATACGGTTGACGTGTTTGCTGATGCATTCACCTATTATAATAATGGAAGTGCGTTCGAATTTACAGTTTCAACTAACGACGAATGGGAAACTGTTGGAGAAATTACTCACACCGTTGAAAACCAACCAGCGGATGGAACAGTTACGATTGTAGATGCTTTGGCAGGAACGTTTGGATACACACCACCTAGCGCATCGTTTACAGGAACGGTTGTTTTTGAATATCGTGCTGTTCCAGATGGTGCAGAGAACTCGTCAGAGGTTGGTGAGGTGACAATAGAAGTTCTTGAAGGATACTCATATACTGTATCTGTTCCTAATACGATAGAAGGTGAAACCATACAGGCAACAATCACTAGCAACTATGCTAACAATCAGGTAGTTTCTTGGTCTATAACGGGTGATAATAATACCAATGGTAGAATATCAACGGCATCCGGTACAGTGACTATGGATGCTTTAAGTAAAACGGTAGACATTGTAATAGGACAACCTGCTGGTGAACAAGGTACGGTTACAAGCACCTTTACTATTAATGATGCGGCAGAAGGAATCACTGAATCAGACACATTCAACATTCTTGATTCATATCCTCCTGAAACATATCAGGCACCGACACCAACAAACAACGGCGACTTTGCATATTCTATTGATACTAATGACACATATGCAGTTATCGGAGAACCCGGAAACGAAAAAGCATATTTGAGAACTATTGCAGATGGAACCACGATTGAACTAGTTCCGTCTGGTGGAAATACAGTAGCAACTTTTGGCAGAGCAACCGCAATAAATGGTAGTCAAGTTTTGGTAGGTGCATTGAATACTTCTAATGCAAATGGATCGGTTTACTTATTCGATACGTCAGGCAACCTTCTTAATGTGTGGGACGATACTGGAAATGCTAGGTTTGGTTTCGAATTGTTCTTTACAGAAAATTATATTGGTATCGCACACCCAAGAGCAGGAAGTGCTAGTGGTGGCATAATTTATTTTTATGATAGATCTTCTCCGTATAGTTTAATCTATACTAAAGATTACGGAGCATCAACTAACAATTATGTCGGAACTTCTGTAGCATCTTCGCCCTATGCTGATGATTATGTTGTTGCTCTTCCGGGTAGAGCATCAGCCGGTAGAGTAATAAAAGTTTCTGGCGGCACTTTACAGTTTAATAATTTCTTAGATACGCACGATAACACTGCTAGTATTTGGAATTCACATTACGATGCAACGAATTCTTTTACAAATGGTCCTACTAGTGTAGCAATGTCTAACAATCATATTTTTATAGGAGTGCCTAATCTTAATCGTGTTTCGGTTTGGAGATATGCAGATCCATTAAACGGAAGGTTTGGAAGTTTGGGAGCAACTCCAACTACGCCAAGGATCGATGGTTCTTTCTCAGTCACTAATAGTGGCAGTCGTATTGATCTTGGAGCACAAGCACCCGATCTAATTTCAGGTCGAACTGATCCTAACAATATGTCAGTTGGTGAGTATGACGGAACTTTGTATAGATCAGCCACTAATACTTGGTATGGTGCGAATGGTGGAATTGCTTGGATTCGAAACAAAGATACCGATGAATATATTATTTGCAGACTTGCTCGTGACATGCAAGCATTTGGGTTCCCTGCCGTACCGCAGTATCCAACGTCTGTCCGAACTCGTACTGTGAATTGGACTACTGACGGATCAGAACCCGGAAGTGCGCCTGCTATACCCGGATACACAGGAGATGGAACATATAACTTGCAGATATCTATGATTGTGCAGTTTAGTCACGTTATAACTCTTACTGGTCAGAGCGGCGAAACTGATATTGATTTTGGAAGATATGTGACAGTCAATCCGGACAACACAGAGTTATACGTTACGGCACCATTGGAATCTTGGTCTGGCGAAAACCGTGGCACAATTTATAGGTTCGCCTTGGACGATACCGTTGATGTTGGTTTTGACAGGACGCTCGCTTCTGATACGATTGCAACTCTTAATGGGTATTTACGTGGAGAAGTAAATGACTATCTCGGGTTTGGCACGACGAGTCAGAGTTATTTTTATGGACAGGTTACTAATTCAAGTAATTATAATGCAGGTAGTCCTGCACAAATATCGACAAACGGAAACTTTGTTAAAATCGGTAACAACGAGTTTACCAGCAATCAGGGTAGAGTTTTAGAAAATCAAGTATTTACTAGCATCTAAATAAAACTATGGCACACGATAATTTTAAAGATTTAAAAAGACGCAAGTTAAATCTTCGGGACGTACATATTGAAGACGTTCTTCCCGAACATTTTGCTGAGTCTTATCCTAAATTTATATCTTTGCTAGAAAGATACTACGAGTGGCAGAATCAATACGATACCACAGAACTACTCAACCATTTGTTTTCTGCTCGTGATATCACAGAAACAGACATCACACTCCTCAACTTCATTGAAGACGAACTTCTTTTAGGTGGCAGTTATTTCGAAGGGTCAGAAGACAAAAGAGCATCTGCTCAGTTTTCTAGTGTGTTGTTCAGAGCAAAGGGATCCAAGTATTCTATTGAATGGTTCTTCCGTTCTTTCTTTGGTCTCGATCCTGATGTTATCTATCCGAAAGAAAATGTTTTCTTATTAGCAGATGCGGACAAACCAGAATCGTTTAAAACAAAGATTGGTCCTTTCTCTTTAAGATATCTGACCAACGACAAACTCTATCAAACGTTTGCTATTCTGGTCAGAGCGGGTATCCCTGTCAATCAGTGGAAAAATCTTTTCAAACTATTTGTTCATCCTGCTGGAATGTATCTTGGAGGAGAGGTACTTCTCGAAGGAGAAGCAAACCTTTCGTTAGGGACTATTCAAGAAGATGCTGTAATAGATGAACATGAGTCACCTATCTTAACGTTGACTCCGACTCTACAACCTGTTCCTGAAGGGGTGGAAGTTACGTATACAGTAGGAGCAGGTACAAGCACGACTCCTGCTCAGACCTATCTGTATCCCGGAACTTATAAGTGGGACTTAGAACACATAGACACCGTTGATAGTGATTTTGTTGTTCCTCCTCCACACAAAATTGATTACACTTCTACTACAGTGCCCGATCAAACTCCTGTCACTGAAGGTGAATTTAGCACACAGTATCCTAATCGTAGACTTATCTTAGACACCATAAGTCCTGCAATTAATATTACTGATATCGTAGGGTTTGACATTAGAGGACCCGGCATATTTGGTGGCAGCGAAATTGTAGAAGCGTTTGTTGATGAAGGCAGAAATATTGTCACTATAAAAGAAGAACTGTATCTTCCTGCTACTGGAGGAAACCAGTATACAATTACAGGTGGGTGGGGAGATTTAGAAGTAACGGTTCGAAGAGAACTGGTTCCTGCAGACAACGCGGCACAAGATGATTTTGTTTACGACTTGCCTTCGATAAGAAATGGATCTAATCAGATCACGTTTACGATTGCGAACGACTTCTATTTGAATGCAGAAGGATTAGAAAATTACAACATTCGTATTTACGACTGGTGTAACGAACCGCAAAGAAATAGTATTTTCACAAATCAATATGGTATTGCTGATGTTCATTACATAGTCACAACTACTAACGTCAATGAAGATCCTACTGGTCAAACGATTAATATTACAGGTACTAATTTACCAGACGGACAGATTTCTTATTACTTAGCAGACGAAACAACTAATATCGGTAGTTCTTTTACCCCCGATACTTCTACTTTAACAACCCACTCCAATGATTGGGATGCTGCTCAACCTAACGTATTCGGATTTTCTAATAGAGCACCAATTACAGTTTCGGGTGGTAATGCTTCGTTTACCGTTTATCCGAAGAAAGATTATATCACGGAAGGAGCACAAACGTTCAGAGTGTTTTTGACAGGTCCTGCAACTTATGCAGATTACCACAACGACTCAGACAACGTTGAATTGCTCGCATACTTAGATATCAACAACACTCAACGTCAAGGTGCTTTGATTACATTAAACGATACTTCAGTTTATCCACAGTATAGCACTGGTGATCAAACCATTACTGAAGGTGACAATATTGTAATTAATGTTTCCGTAACAAATGAACATAACCCCGGTGGTGATTATTTCTACAATCAATCCACAGAAACTTTAACTTCTGATGGGGTGTTATGGGAAATCCTTGATGACCTTGATGGAAGAATCTCCACGCTTACAGGAAGAGAACCTTTCTCTGCTGCATCAACTAACTTGACGATGTCTACGACTACCGCTGACGGTTATTATCGTGGGCAACAAACAGCAACGGTTCGTGTAACTAACCACGATGTTCCTGCACAAATAAGTACTGGCACCATCACAATGAACGATGCTGCGGTTTCTAATCCGGTTATCTCAGGACCCACTTCTATCACCGAAGGTCAAGCAGGAGGTTCATGGTCTTTCACTCACAAGAATGCAGCACCCGGAACTAATTACTACTGGTGGGTAGACGGTGTTGCAGATGCAGATTTTACCAGCACACCTCCTCGCACAGGAAGCAGAGGAGTGCTAACCGTTGACAGCACTGCTAACAGTGTTACTGCTGCTGGCGACACCATGATCATGACATCTACTATGGATCTTGCTGCCGCACTGGATGCTTTGACAGAGGGCACCGAAAGTTTTACGATCAAAGTGTCTGACAGTAATACAGATGCAGCAAACGAAATTGCATCTTTCACTGTGGACATCACAGACGTTGTTCCAGAATACACAGTTAGTTCTAACACACCAGTTACCGAAGGCAACGATATTGTCTTGTCTCTCGCAGTAGTTAATCCGGTAGGAGAAGATGTCAACGTTACTGTTGCAGACGATGGATCAGGACGATACACTGCTGGTGCTTACACATTTACTGCACCCGCTTATAACGATATCACTATTGCAACAACTTTGGATCCCGCTATACAAAATGCATTAGGGGAAAATATATCTGTTAGTGTCACGGGAGCAAGTTCTGGTCAAACTGATAGCACAACGGTTGTGCTAAATGATGTTTTACCAACATACGAAGTCATTACTTCACAAGCATCGTATGTGGAAGGCGACACTATTGTAGTCGGACTTAATTTCACGAACGGTGTGGGTGAAGATGTAGACCTTGCTATCAGTGATGATGGTACTGGAAGATACAGCACCGCAGGAGACACGTTCACATGGAATGGTTCATCGTATGGAAACTTAAATATTCCAACTTCTATCAATGCAGGAGAAGACGAACTGCAAACTATTACTTTGACTGTTACAGGTCAATCCTCTGGTGTTCAAGATACGGTAACCTTTGATCTTACAGATCTTTTGCCAACCTACTCTCTTACTATTAGAAATACCAGTGATGCAAGTGTCACCTCTCTTGTAGAAGGTGCTACAATTAGACTTGATCTTGGAGTAACGGATACGGTAGGCGAAGATGTAGATTGGTCTGTGTC